ATTTTGAGATGGTCAAGAACTCAGCGCCGCACTACGGGGTATTCCCGTTGACGAACGACAATTTTAATCAGGCGAAGTCAAATAATTTTGCAATGGAAATGTTGGTCGCGGGTTGTATTTCCTACGCGCCTGAGGAAATCAAAGAATTTAACATTGCTGGGGTGCGGACATACAAAAACGAATTAGATTTAATCCACAAATTTACTAAGGCTTTGGACAAAGATGATGCGTACTTTGTTGACTTAGAGGCGGGGCGCAAGTGGTTGCAAGAGGAAAGGGATTTAAAGAAGGTAAATATTTTAAGGTTGGCAATAATTGAAAGTTTATGAAGCTAAAGAATATAAAACCAAACCCGAACAACCCACGCGTCCTGAGGGACGACAAATTTCAAAAGCTAAAGCAAAGTATCACCGAGTTTCCTAAAATGCTTTCGCTTCGCCCAATGGTCATTGATGAAAACAACGTGGTACTCGGGGGAAACATGAGGCTCAGGGCTTTGCAAGAACTTGGATTCACGGACGTGGAAGAAGCATGGGTAAAGCGAAGCAGCGATTTAACCGAGGACGAAAAGAAGCGGTTTATCATTGCGGACAACGTCGCCTTTGGAGAATGGGACTGGGATACACTTGCGAACGATTGGGAAGTGGTGGACTTGGAAGCGTGGGGCTTGGATATACCGCAGTTTGACGAAGGCAACGATGAAGATTTAGAAGATTTATCTGACAAAATAAAATCAATGTTTAAAATTGAGGTTATTTGTAAAGATGAACAGGAGCAAGAAAAAACGTATAATAAACTTATTGAACAGAATTACGAATGCCGACTTTTGACATTATAAAAGAAATCAAGCCTAAAGAAACTTTTAGGATTGCAAGTGTAATTGGAAGATTTGATTTACAAAGCAATCACATAACCGAAAGGTTTAAAGGTAGCATTGATATTGATAATGATTGGCAAGTTGGTTTGATTGTTGGCAAAAGTGGCACAGGAAAAACCACGATAGCAAAACAATTATTTCCAGAAAGTTACATTACAAATTTTGAATATAAAAGCGAAAGTATATTAGACGATATGCCTAAAGATTGTTCTATTGAAGAAATTACAAATACTTTCAATAGTGTTGGATTCAGCAGCCCACCGAGTTGGTTGAAGCCATATCAAGTATTAAGTAATGGCGAAAAAATGAGGGTAGATTTAGCGAATGCAATATTGCAAAAGAATGAGTTATTTGTATTTGATGAATTTACAAGCGTGGTTGATAGGCAGATTGCAAAGATTGGTTCATTTGCCACTCAGAAGGCAATTAGGAAAACAGATAAAAAGTTTATTGCAGTTTCATGTCATTTTGATATTGAGGAATGGTTAATGCCTGATTGGGTTTTTAATACAGATACAATGACTTTTATAAAGCATTCTGATAAAAAAAAAGACCTGACATCAAATTTGAAATCTATCAAGCAACAGATAAATCAATATGGAAAATGTTTAGTAAGTACCACTATTTAAGTTCAAGCCATAACAATGCGGCAAATGTTTTTATCTGCATGGTAAATGATGAAATAGCGGGGTTTATTAGCGTATTACATTTTCCGCATCCTAAAGTAAAAAACATGAAGAAGGTTCATAGACTTGTTGTTTTACCTGATTATCAAGGTTTAGGAATTGGTGGTAAAATGCTTAATGAAATTGCAAAAATATATTATAGTCAAAAAAACAGGTTTACTATTGTAACGTCTGCACCAAGTTTGATTAATAGCTTAAAGAAATCTAAAGAATGGATTTGTAGAAGTTTTGGAGTTAATAAACCGCATAATGGAGATTTAAAAAGAAATGTTGCAAATATTTCTTTAAGTGTTGAAAATAGGGTAACAGTTAGTTTTGAATACAAAACAACGAAATAACAACGAAATGGGAGGCAAAGGAAAAATAGAACCACGTTGGAAGAAAGGAGAGACAGGCAACCCAAACGGTCGCCCTAAGAAGCTCCCAGCCCTTGACCTTATTATGGCAAATGTCATGGGGCAAGAGAAAGACGGTATCACGGCGGCTGAGGCAATTATTATGAAGCTGAGGGAACAGGCGGCAAAGGGTGATATCAAGGCGGCTCAGTTGCTCCTTGACCGTGCCTACGGAAAGTCAAAGCAAAACATTGATATTACGACGCAAGGGGAAAAGGTGACCGTGCCAACGATTATATTTACAAAGGATGGAGATAAAGGTTAGTGACAAATACCAAGCCCTTTGGCAACCGCGGACGCGTTACTTCCTTATTACGGGTGGACGTGGTTCGGCAAAGTCCTTTACCGTGGGGCTTTGGGCTTGTAATATGTTATTAGCCTATAAGAATTGGAAGGTACTGTTCACGCGGTACACGTTGTCAAGTGCTAATATTTCCGTTATCCCTGAGTTCCGTGAAAAGATTGACTTGCTTGGCGTGGGTGACGAGTTCAATATGACCAACGCACAGATTAGTCACAAAGTCACAAAGTCGGAAATAATATTCTCAGGCATTAAAACAAGCAGCGGAAATCAAACGGCAAAGTTAAAATCGATACCCGCATTGAATGTGTTTATCGTTGACGAGGCAGAAGAATTTGTAAGCGAAAAGGACTTTGATACAATAGACGAATCTATTCGTATGCCTGACACGCCGAACATTGTCGTACTGGTTATGAACCCGCAAGACGTTGAACATTGGATTTGGAAGCGGTGGTTTGAAAAATCACACCGAATGGAAACGATTGACGGTCACATGATACCAATAAGCACGCACCCAGATATAACTCACATTCATACCACGTACCTTGATAATTATCACAACATAAGTAAAGATTACATCGCAAAGATTGACGCAATTAAAACAAAGTCACCTGAGGCATACGCGCACAGGTTTTTAGGCAAGTGGCTGGATAAGAAACAGGGCGTAATATTTCCAAACTGGGTGGAAGGCGAATTTGATAACTCTTTGCCTTTTGCCTACGGGCTTGACTTCGGATTTTATCCAGACCCTTTGGCATTGGTCAAGGTTGCGGTTGACACGGGCGCTAAGAAGATATATGTTGACGAGGTGATTTATAAACAATCGCTTTCGTATGACGCGGTCATTGAACAGATGAAGCAATACGTTCACCCAAATAGCATGATAATTGCAGACACGAGCGAACCAAGGTTAATTGAGGCATTGCAGCAAAGCGGCTTGAATGTGCAAAAGGCTGAGAAAGGAGCGGGGTCAATCGTGGAAGGGATAAAGAAAATGCTGGATTATCAAATCGTGGTGATGGCTGATTCGTATAATATCAAATACGAGTTAAGAAATTACGTTTGGAATGATAAGAAATCTTCCACGCCCTTAGATGCTGATAATCACGGCATGGATTCTTTAAGGTACATTTTTACACGGCTGGCACAAGGCAGCGATTTATTGGCTTACAATTAAAAGGCATGAAGTTTATAAAGAACAAAAAATATTATCGGGACACGGTTTACGAATGGAATTTGCCAACTGGTTCTTCATGCCCTTTTGCCCTTGAATGCAAAGTCACGGTTGATAGATTAACGGGCAAGTTTGACGTTTACAAAGGTCAATACAAATGCTATGCCGCCGCGCCCGAAAGATTCCCAGCGGTAAGGGAACACCGATGGAAAAACTTTGAACACGTTAAAAACGGTAACCTTCCAATAATACCAAAGGATTGCAAAGCCATTCGTATTCATTCGGCTGGTGACTTTTTTAATCAAGAGTATTTTGATATGTGGGTCACATTGGCAAAACAAAACCCTAAGGTTGAAATGTGGGCTTACACCAAGTCAATAGGTTATTGGGTAAAAAGAATATTTGACATACCAAATAACTTGGTCTTGACGGCAAGTTACGGGGGAAGGCAAGATGATTTAATAGACGAGTACCATTTAAAAAACGTGATAGTTTATAACGACATCAATCTTGTTCCAAAAGATAGACCTATTGACACAAACGACGATTGGGCAAGGAAGCCATTTACAAATTTTGCTTTACTTGATAACTTAAAATATTCAAAAAAATGACAGATAAAGAAAAGGCGGTTATCATTATTGACCTCATCGAAAAGGTTACGCAAGAAATAATTGATAAGCCGCAACACCGAAAAAAATACTTACAGATGCGGGGTCACCTTGAAAAAGCCGTGAAGCTGACAGGCAACGGAATTAAAAGGGAATGGTCACGACCGCCCAGCCTTCCAATTTTCCAACATGAAAAGGGAACGGCAAAGCCATTTGAATCCGAAACAAGCGGCGACGTATTGGCTGACAATTCACCTGAACCAACACGCAAAGGAAAGAAAAAGTAATGGTAATATTTAACATCGGAAACAAAGCGGTCAGGTACGAATACCCCGAAACGGCAGCGGATATAACGCTGGAGCAATATATTTATTTCATTAAATTCCTTTTGCCTCAGCACCCCAAGGCGGAACTTGAAGCGATTCAGTACATGAATGAACGGGACGCGGTTTATGAGAAAATAAAACCGTACGCACGCAAGTTAAAGGTCTCAACAAAGGACGAAAACCAAGCAACCGTTGTGAGGCAACTTGTAAGGATACTTGACACCCAAGAGGTAAAGGACAACGTGCGCCGTTTCCTTCCAGCCTTGATAAGCCAATGGGAAACAAACGACGACGAATTAGGGATAAGGTTACAAATCATGGACGAGGTCTGGGAGGCAAAGGAGCGATACCCGTACATGGCAAAGGTGGTAAACTATTTTACTGGCATTCCCTTAGACGCTTGTTATGGAAAGGTAGCCGAGTCCGTGGAATTAAAATACCTTACCTTTCTTTATACAAAGATTGTCAACGCGGTTAACACGCCAACGGAAACGACGTATAAACAACTGTACGATTTTAACGGTAGGGTTTACACGTTGCCCGAAAAGTTAATGGAAAAGTCAACGCTACTTGAATTTACAATGGCGGCTCAGTATGACAAAGCGGTTAAGCAAATACAAGGCGGTGAGGCTGAGGGATTGTTAAATGTCATGGCGGTTCTTTTAAAACCATTAAACGAGGAGTATAGCGACGAACTCTTTGAGCAAAATAAGATTGACTTTTTACAAATGCCATTGCAAACATCGTTTGAGGTTGCTTTTTTTTTGACCTCGTTAAGCGAGAAATATACCTTAGGTTTGCAGACCTCTATGTTGC